TGTCGCCATTATTTAAAAAATGGAAATGAAAAAATCAGATGGCGCACAGTAATGGACGAAATCAATCCTGATTCAGATTCTAGAGCGCGTGATCTTTTTAGAAAAAGCAAAATATCAGATTTAATCCTATCAAAAAATGGCTTCGTTTGGTTTAAAACCGAAGAAAATTCATAAAAAAATCAAAAAAATTTAATTCCTCCCGAATCTCCCCCTTTGCTCCCCCCGATCTCCCTCTGACCATAGTTCTAAAGTTACCTTAGTTTTTTTATTAACTAACTAATGGTTTCTCAACATGACTGAACAACTACTTCTATCAGAAAAATCCTTAGCAAGGAAATGGGGAATTTCTCATAAAACTTTGCAAAGGTGGCGTTGGCTCAAAACGGGCCCTGCCTACATCAAAATTGGTGGCCGTATCAGATATAGCACCGATTCAATCAAGGAGTATGAAGATAGCAATCTTCATCAAGCTCCTACTCCTCCAACTTCTCCAATATCAACTTCAATTGCGCAAAAATCATGAATAACACGATAACCATAGATTCTGCTCGTAATATCCCAATTGGGCAATTATCCGAGCTACCAATAGCAACTTTAGTTTCTTTGCAAAGAGATGCTAATGATCATCTTGATAAAGCCAAGAGATTAAAAGATTGGCTAGATTCTGCCATATCTCTTAAATATCAAAATAAAGCGACTCAAACCAGAGAAATTAACGACAAAGTAACTGGCACAATCCATTTTAATGATGGCAATTTTAAGGTTACTTCGATTATTGCCAAAAAAGTTGATTGGGATCAATCAAAACTTAAAAAGGCAATTTCTCAAATCAGGGAACATGGCGACAATCCTTACGAATATGTTACTGCTACTTATAAAGTTTCAGAAACAAAATTCACTGCTTGGCCAGAACATATCAAGAAATTCTTTAGACCTGCCAGAATCCTAAAAACAGGCAAAGAAACCTTCAAAATTGAAGAAATTAAGGAGGTTGGCCATGAGTAAATTACCAATAATTAGCGCCGATGAGCGTTTAAAAGAAAATCGTGGCATAAAGGGCTGCATTTTCGGCAAAAGTGGAATTGGCAAAACCTCACTTCTTTGGACATTAGATCCAAAAACAACTCTCTTTTTTGATCTTGAAGCTGGTGATCTGGCTGTTGAAGGATGGTCTGGTGATACAATTCGCCCCAAGACCTGGGAGGAATGTTGTGATTTTGCAGTATTTATTGGTGGGCCAAATCCTGCACTAAGACCAGAGCAAAAGTTCTCTCAAGCACATTTCGATGCAGTTTGTCAAAAGTTCGGCGATCCAAAATCTTTGGATAAATATCAAACCATCTTCATCGATTCAATTACTGTAGCTGGTCGCCTTTGCTTTCAATATTGCCAAGGTCAACCAGAAGGCATTTCTGATAAAACAGGTAAAGCTGATACTAGAGGAGCTTATGGCCTACATGGTCGTGAGATGATAGCTTGGCTTACTCACCTACAACATACTAGAAGCAAAAATATTTGGTTTGTCGGCATTTTGGATGAAAAGCTCGATGACTTCAATCGCAAATATTTCCAGCCTCAAATTGAAGGATCAAAGACTGGTTTAGAACTACCGGGCATTGTCGATCAGGTCATAACCATGACCCAAATTACCCCTGAAGAAGGTGAATCTTACAGAGCATTTATTTGTCAAACGCTCAACCCTTATGGCTATCCAGCAAAAGACAGATCAAGGCGACTAGAAGTAATTGAAGAACCTCATTTAGGTAAGCTAATGACCAAAATTAAGTCAGAAGCAAAGCCAATCAATGAACATCTTCAATACAGTAATTTCAATAATATTAACTCTAAATAATAAATAACTATGTGGAACGATTTTAATAATTCAGATAATCAACAATCTTTTGACGTAATCCCTAACAACACTCTAGCTAAGGTTAGAATGCAAATCAGACCAGGCGGTTATGACGATGCAAATCAAGGCTGGAATGGTGGATACGCAACTAAAAATGATAATACAGGTTCAATCTATCTTTCTTGTGAATTTGTGGTTTTGGAGGGTGAATTTGCCAGAAGAAAAATTTGGAGCTTAATTGGACTTCATTCTAATAAAGGTCCTGAATGGGCAAATATTGGAAGATCATTTATCAAAGCAATTCTTAACTCATCAAAAGGATTTAAAGAATCTGATGTTAGCGAGGCTGCACAAAATGCCAGAAGAATCAAAGGTCTTGCTGATCTTGATGGCATTGAATTTTTAGCTAAAATCACAGTTGCTCAGGATCAAAATGGTAATGACAAAAATGAGATCAAATTTGCCATAACCCCTGATCATAAGGATTATGCCAAATTGATGGGAAATATTTCTCATCAATCTCAGCAGAGTAAACCTACCCAAACTCAGCAGCCAAATAATAATCGTCCTGCTTGGGCGCAGTAATCATTCAATATTTTTTAGGGATATCAAATGATACTAAGACCAAGACAGGAGGAGTTTGTAAAAAAGAGTGTTGCCGCACTTCAAGAACATGGCAACACTCTTGGCATAGCTCCAACAGGAGCGGGAAAAACGATTCTGTTTGCTGCTGTTACCGGAAAAATCATAAATAAGAAGCAAAAGGCATTAATTCTTGCTCATAGGGACGAATTAACTTCGCAGAATCAAAGCAAGTTCCTGCGAGTTAATCCTGACATTTCTACATCAATTTTTGATGCTAAAGAGAAGTCTTTTGATGGTCAGGCAGTTTTTGCCATGGTTCAAACTCTTTGTAGGCAAAATAATTTAGCAGAAATTCCTAAAATTGATTTTTTGGTTATTGATGAGGCGCATCATTCAACATCCGATTCTTACCAAAGGATTATCACTCAAATAAAAAAGATAAATCCAAATCTTCTAATTTATGGCGTAACTGCAACGCCAAATAGGAGCGATAAGAAAAACCTATCTGGCGTTTTCTCTAATGTTGCTGATCAGATCAGAATTTCAGAATTAATTGCATCAGGTCACTTAGTACCACCAAAAACCTATATTATTGATGTTGGCACTAGGGAAGATTTAGGCAAAGTCAAAAAGACTGCCGGTGATTTTGACATGAGTGAGGTGGAAAAAATCATGAACAAATCACCTATCACTGATGCGGTTTTTAGCAAATGGCAGCAATATGCAAGCAACAGAAAAACAGTAATATTTTGTTCTACTGTTAAGCATGCAATTTCTGTAGCAGAAGCCTTTAATAATAATGGCGTTAAAACTTCTCTAATTCATGGCGGATTAAATGATAATGAACGCAAAATTGCTTTAGCAGAATATGAAAAAGGAAATGCCCAAGTCATTGTAAATGTATCAGTTCTAACTGAAGGCTGGGATTATCAACCAACCTCATGCGTTATTCTACTTCGTCCCTCATCATTTAAATCTACCATGATTCAAATGATTGGCAGAGGGCTTCGAGTAATTGATCCTGAGATTCATCCTAACATCACCAAAGAAAATTGCATAATTTTAGATTTTGGAACTTCCTCACTTACTCATGGCTGTTTAGAAGTTGATGCCAATCTTGAGACACGAAAGAAATCAGAAAATAAGAAAAAACAAAATAATCAAAAAAGCTGTTTTGAATGCAATGCTCTTATCCCATCAGCTTCAAAAGAATGTCCATTATGCGGTACTGATTTATCAGTAAGTGAGGAAGAGACAAAATCAGAATTAACTGATTTTGAGATGACTGAAATTGATCTGCTAACCAAAAGATCAAATTTCAAATGGTGTGATTTATTTGATGATGGCTCTTCTTTCATGGCATCTGGCTTTAACGCTTTTGCTGGAGTCTTTTTCTTAAATGATAGTTGGAATGCCATTGGCGGTAGCGAGGTTTTTGGCATTAAGATAATTGCCAAAGGATCAAAGCAAATATGTCTGGCTAAAGCTGATGATTTTTTAAATGAATATGAAACTTACGAGAATGCCTATAAATCCAAGAAATGGTTAAATGAGCCAGCCTCAGTAAAGCAACTAAACCTACTTCCTAACATCTACAGAACTGATTTTGGCATCACCAAATATAAGGCTGCCAATCTTCTTAAATTCCACTTCAACAAGTCAGCAATAAAGAGCCTGCTTCTAGATCAACCTCAAATCAGTAATGCCTTATGAGAGTTTGTGAAATTTGTTACAGGCAGGCACAAGGCTTTGGATTTATTCCACCACCACTTCGTGCAGGAGATCCAAGGAATAAGAAGCAGAGAAAGCATTTTTGCTCAAGGCTCTGTCAGGAAATTTTTTATCAATATTTTAAGTCAAACAACATGATCGATTTAACAAAAGCAGAAAAAGATTCAATTGAATCAGCATTAAAACCACTTGGTGAATATGTAGCAGAAATTGGGATGAACAGACCAGTTTCTGATTACTCCAGAGAAGAAGTTCTTTGTTTGATTGAAGTGGCAGTTACCGCCTATCAGGACTCTATGAGGCAAAAGGAAGAAGGTTCAAATTTAATGGAGGATTTGCCATGCTAGATTTTAATCATAAGCCCAAATTATCAGAAAAAATATCAATATTAATTGATAATTCTCTTACTCAAGAAAATGAAAAACAAGAACCTAGAAATTATCTTGGAGCATCAAGATTAGGAGTTAGTTGTTCTCGTGCTTTGCAATTTGAATATACCAACACGCCAAAAGATGAGGATCAAAATTTTACAGGCAAGACACTGCGGATATTTCAGGCAGGACATGTTTTTGAAGAGCTAGCAATTAAATGGCTAAGACAAGCAGGATTTGATTTAGTCACGGAAAAGAAAGATGGCTCTCAATTTGGATTTTCTGCTCTAAATGGCAAAATAAAAGGTCATGTTGATGGCGTGATTATTGATGTGCCCAAGGAATTAAAATCTGATTTAAATCTAACATTTCCAATGCTCTGGGAATGTAAATCACTGAATAACAAATCATTTAACGATACAGTCAAAAAAGGCTTAGCAGTCTCAAAGCCAATTTATGCAGCGCAAATTGCTATCTACCAAGCTTATATGGAAAGCAACATTGATGGCATATCAAAAAACCCAACTCTCTTTACAGCAATTAATAAGGATACAGCAGAGCTTTATTTTGAACTAATCAAATTTGATCAGGCTCTTGCTCAAAAATTAAGTGATAAAGCAGTCAGAATAATCACCTCCGTGCAAGCAGGAGAATTACTCCCTCGAATATCATCTGATTCATCCTATTTTGAATGCAAATTCTGCCCATGGCAGGAGCGTTGTTTTAATCTGAAATTTTAATGAATATGGATAATTTTTTAGATTTTAATAGCGCAAATAATCAGGGGAAGATCTCAAAGCAAATTGATATAGAAGAAATTCGAAGATCACTGCTTCATAGAATAAATGAGGTTTTAAGCCATCTCCTGCCCCAAGGATATATTCAAAATCATTGTTATTATGCAGGCGATGTAGAAGGAGGTAAAGGTAAAAGCTTAGTTGTTCAGCTTCAAGGAAATAAACAAGGTTGCTGGCATGATTTTGCAACTAACCAAGGCGGTGATCTTCTAAATCTTTGGTCTGAAGTCAAGGGATATGGCAAAAGTGAATTTCCAAAATTACTCGCTGAGATTAACGATTGGCTTGGTAATTCTTCAATCAATTCAACTATCTGGAAAAACCAGCCAGTTCAAAAATCACCCCCAATTGATACTCTTGGCAAGCCTTCAAAAAGTTGGAATTATTTTGATCAAAATAATCGTCTATCAGCAGTTGTTTATCGATATGATAATGAGGGTGGCAAACAATTTAGAATCTGGGATGTAAAAAATAAAAAATCTCAAGCGCCAAAGATAAGACCGCTTTACAATATTCCAGGAATTATCTCTTCCAAAAAGGTCATCATCGTTGAAGGTGAAAAGTCAGCAGATGCCTTAATTGAAAAAGGATTTTGTGCAACAACTGCAATGTGCGGTGCAAATGCTCCTTTGGAAAAAACTGACTGGTCACATTTAAAAGATAAGGAAGTAATAATCTGGCCAGATAATGATGAAGCAGGAGTAAATTATGCTAATAAATTAGCTGAATATCTATCTGGCAAATGTTCTTTTATCTCAGTTTTATCGCCACCAGAAGGTAAAAAAGATAAATGGGATGCATATGATGCTGTAGCAGAAAATTTTGATGTCAGAAGCTTTTTAAATACAGCTAAAGATTTAAGCAAAAAACTTCCTTCATTTACCATATCAGAACTTCTATCTGATATTTCACCAATGCCACAGGATTTGATCTTTCCAAGACTATTAACTCCAGGAGGATTACTCCTAATTGGTGGTGCTCCAAAAGTTGGAAAGAGTGATTTTTTAATCAACTTTCTAATTCATATGGCAGCAGGCGAACCTTTCCTTGAATTAAAGCCACCAAGACCTCTTCGCATATTTTATCTGCAAGCCGAGATTGGCTATCATTATATGAGAGAGCGAGTTAAGAAGCTAAAAGTCTCAAAAGAAATTATTGCCAAATCATCTAATAATCTGGTTTCAACCAGTAATATTCAGATGATTTTAAATGATGAAGGAATTGACGCAGTTTGTAAAACAATCAAACACAACTTTGGCAATAACAAAATTGATATTCTCTGCATTGATCCAATCAGAAATCTATTTGATGGTGGCTCTCCTACCTCAAGCGAGAATGATAATAATGCCATGTTATTCTTTTTACAGAATCGCATTGAGAAGCTTCGCTCACTGCTCAATCCTGATATGGGCATTATTCTTTGTCATCATACCAAAAAAATCAAAAAGAAGGATTTAGAAGAAGATCCGTTTCAGGCTTTTAGTGGAGCTGGAAGTTTAAGAAGCTTTTATAGCTCTGGTCTTATTTTACATCGCCCTGATGAATTAGATTCAAGAATTCACCTATATTTTGAGCTTCGTAATGGTTCATCAATTCCACGCAAAATCATCGAAAAAGAAGATAATAAATGGGTTGAGCTAAATCCATTTTCTGAACGATTAATCAGGCAAGATTATGGCAATAAATTAGACTCAGAAAGAAGCAGAAAATCTGATGTAATCCTACAATTAATTGCCGAAGAAGCACTTAAGGGAAATCTCTATACTGGCAATCAATTTGCTGAGAAATTTGAGAATAAAGCAAGTCTTGGCGGATCAAAGACCATCAATGATCGCATCTCGGTTTTAGCAACCAAGGGGTATATAAAATTTATCAAAGAAACTGCAAAATTAGGTTACCCTGAGCATCGCTCCAAATATGGCTTGATGTGCATTCAGGAGATGGAATTTGTCGATCATATTGGAGGTAAATATATAGTCCCACCAACCCATTTTAAATGCCCAAATACTGGCGCTGTTCTTCCAGTCGAAAATGGCAATGTGTGGATTTTACATGAGGAGGAAAGGTCATGAAAAATTCATACTCACAAACCAGTTTACATAAGATTACTTACTATCCCTTACTAAGTTATCCCAAAACGATCTCATACTTACTATCCAATCAGATTACTTGCTCAAAAACCAGATTGCAAAGCGTTGCAAACTGGTGGGGACAATTGCACTCACATTTACTAACAAGACCTCGCATACCAGATGGAAAAGAGATCAATTTTATCTGTAAATTTTTACCAGTTTGCAATGGCTTAAAGCCAGTATTTCTCTTGCTTCATCCTCCTTAATAGCAGTTCGAAACCTTTCACCCTATTACTTACGTAATAGAGAACCAAAGGGTTCTCTTTATTACCGTAATAGGGATTGGGTGATCGTGGATTTCAGATCACCACCTCTTTCTAACAACAACGAAATTTTAAAATTATGAAAAACAAAAAAATTCTAGCTCTTGATCTAGGCACAAAAACAGGCTGGGCAGTTTGTCTGGCTGATCAAAAAATCCTCAGTGGGACTGAGAATTTCAAATCAACACGCTTTGAAGGTGGAGGCATGCGTTATCTTCGCTTTAAATCTTGGCTTGATGAGATGAATAAGCTCTCTGATGGGATAAGCCAAATCTACTTCGAGGAAGTTAGACGCCATGTTGGAGTTGATGCAGCGCATGCCTATGGTGGCTTTTTAGCTCATCTCTCCTCTTGGTGTGAGGAGAAACAAATCCCATATCTTGGCATTCCTGTTGGCACGATCAAAAAGCATATCACTGGCAAAGGTAATGCCTCAAAAAATCAGATAATTCAAGCGGTCAAAGAACTTGGCTTTAACCCATCTGATGACAATGAAGCTGACGCTTTAGCTCTGCTTGATTTGGTAATTAAAGATCAAATGAGGTGATGGCTATGCAAAAAGATTATCAAAGCCCTTTGGGCAAAATGCAGCCAACCAAAATTGATCTTGAGAAGGTCAAAAAGGAAGGCTGGAACAAGGAAGGAATTCTGGTTGTCAAAATTGATGATGAAAGGCTGAGCTGGCCTGAAAAAGAAATCATCAAACAAATCGGAAATAAAATTTATAACTCAAAAAATAAGAAAAATGACGGATCAAAAATGGACAAAAGAACAAGTAGCTGAGAGATTTGAGGCTGCTGTTCGAACTTTAAGGAGATTGCCTCCTGTCAGAGTAAGGGGCTATATTTCATCATGGCCAGAGATTATCTACACCAAAAGAGAAATCGCTATGATGGATCAAAAGCCAAAAAGATGGCCACCTACGGCTGAAGCTATTTCTGAAATGGAAGAAACTTGTAAATGGGTCAGTTTACTTGATCAGATAGATGATCGTAAAATCATCTGGTATCGTGCTTCAAGGCTTCCTTGGAAGGAAATTTGCATAAAATTAGGAATTGCAAGATCAACGGCAAATTGGAGATGGCAAAATGCTATACTCACAATTACTAACAAACTAAATAAATTTCCTATGTTTCCTAAAGGCTAAAAAAGCATTGGACATTTCAGGGGTTAATTGCATAGTTATTACAACAAAATCAAAAATTGTGCGCACAAGAAAGATGGCAATAATTTCAATTGACCTTGATGGAAAAAATCAATTTTTGGCTAAATCAAAACAAATTCCATTTGTAACCGCCAAAAGTTTGACTGAGATTGCCAAAAAGTCTCAAGAAGAAGTTAGAAAGCATATCAAGGAAGAATTCCACATCAGGAAGAAAAAAGGTGGATTTGAAAGTAGCATTAGAATCAAGCCAGCAACGAAGAAGAATTTAGAAGCGCAGATTTACTCAATGGCTGCATTTGCTAGCCTACAACAAACTGGTGGTAAGAAGAAAGCCAGAGATGGTAGATTGGCAATACCGATCTATGAAAATATCAGGGATGTTAAGAGAAAGACAGCTAAAAATAGCCCAAGCGGTTATCTATCAGGCGATGCTTTTAAAATCAAAATGCCGTCAGGTCAGGAAGCAATAGCACAGCGTAAACGAGGAAGCCTTAAGATTTTATATTTCCTCCGCAAAGAAGCTGATGTTGAGAAGAGATTTGATATGATTGAAGTGACTGAAAGAACGGTCAGAGATGAATTTGGAATGATATTTAAGAAAAATTTACAAGATATCGCAGGCAAATAGTAAACAAAAGTATTTGTTAGTAAACATGTCCTCTTCTCATATTAAATCTAAGCAGATAAGATAAGGTACTGTGGACGGCCTTTCATCCGAGGGTAACGCACACCGCAGCACTTCTCTAGCGTTAGCCTTTTAAAAAGGGTACGCAGCTTACTTAAAAAAAGGCGCAAAGCCTTATCATTATTAGTCCTATCAAGGCGCGTACTAATTAATTTTGGTACGCGCCTTTTTTATTTTAAACGAAAAATATTTTAAGAAAATTTAGTGTGGATTCACATACCTTCAGAATTATGTCCCTCTGCTCAGGAGTCGGTGGAATCGAGCTTGGATTCAAATTGGCTGTTCCCTCTTGCCGAGCAATCTGTTACATTGAGAACGAAGCATTTGCGTGCGGTATCCTTAAAGCGCGCATGCAAGACAAAATCTTGGATCAAGCACCTATTTGGACAGATCTTAAAACCTTCGATGGCAAGCCTTGGCGTGGAAAAGTGGATTGCCTCACTGGAGGATATCCATGTCAGCCATTTAGTGTTGCAGGAAAAAAGCTTGGAGAAAAAGACCCAAGACATCTCTGGCCAGAAATTAAAAGACTCATCAGCGAAATTGAACCACCAATCTGCTTCTTTGAAAATGTCGGCGGACATTTACGATTGGGATTTGAACAAGTCGCAAATGACCTATCAGAATTGGGTTATAAAGTTAAGGCAGGCTTGTTTACAGCGCAGGAAGTTGGCGCTCCTCATAAAAGAGAAAGATTATTCATCTTGGCCTACAGTAATAGCGTCAGATCATCTATCAAATCCAACAGAAACTCTGGAAAATTGGAAGAAGAGATCAGAGGTAAAGAAAAAACAAGGAATCAATCTTCACAAGCCACTGCGAATTGCAGTTCAGGAATTAGAGAATTGGCCAACTGTTGTGTCATCGGATGCGAATGTGGGGGCGATAATTTCTGCAAACGATACTTACAAAATCAACAAATCAGGAACGCTCAGGAAAATCAACAAGAATGGCAAGGACGGATCACTAGGACTTGCGAGGACTGTAAAAATGTGGCCGACTGTGAGAAGTTCATCGGCAAACGAAGCATCAAGCAAGGAAGTAAAAAACAACAATCCGAAAGCAAGGCTGGAAGTAGAAATTCAGA